AAGTAGATAGAATTACCTGGTCCTTACAAGGCAGACTAGAACACGGGAAGATTACATTTAATCCTGACCCTAGATACATTAAGGACTTAGAGACACAATTGATTGAGTTCCCTACTAGAGGAACACACGATGACATTATAGATGCCTTGGCTTACATAGACCAGGTGAGTGTTGCAGATTATATGCACACTATTGAATTAGATGAAGATTGGGAACCATATGATGACGTATCAGGATACTAGTAATTTATGAACTACAATAACGACAATGATTACCAAGCACTAGCAGGATGGCTGACTACAAGATTAACAGCCTGGAGACAACATAGAGATAATAACTACTTAACTAAGTGGGATGAATATTATCGTCTATGGCGTGGTATATGGTCTTATGAAGATAAGTCTCGTGAGTCTGAGAAGTCTAGATTAATCTCCCCTGCCTTACAACAAGCAGTAGAGTCTTCTGTCGCAGAGATTGAAGAGGCTACATTTGGTAGAGGTAAATGGTTTGATCTTAAGGATGACTATCTAGATCAGAATAAAGAAGAAGCAGAGAAGATACGTAACCTACTACAGGAAGACTTAGAAGGTGCAGGAGTTAAGGATGCTTTATGTGAAGTATTCCTTAATGGTGCTATATATGGTACAGGCATTGGTAAGATCATTACTGAAGAGAAGGTAGTACGCAAGCCAGCTGAAGTTCCTGTAGAAGGAACACTAACTACATCAAGAGAAGTACAAGAAGAGATGACAGTAGAGGTACGTGTTGAAGCTATCTCTCCTAAGGAATTCTTAATTGACCCTAGTGCTGAATCAGTAGATGAAGCCTTAGGCGTAGCTCACGAGGTATATAAGCCACGTTATATTCTATCTGAAGGGATGGCTAAGGGTGTCTATAGAAATGTAGATATTGAGGCAGATACAAACATCATACAGATAGGTTTCGACCCTGAGTATTCTACTAGAGATGCTGGTGACCAGATTAAGATTACTGAGTATTGGGGTAAGGTACCTAAGAAATTCTTAAACAAGAAAGAAACTAATGATGACTTCGAGTATGATGAAGATGAATTAGTCGAAGCAGTAGTTACTATAGCTAATGACCAGTATGTCTTACGTGCTGAAGAGAATCCATTTATGATGGAAGATAGACCTTTCATTAGTTACCAACACGATTTAGTACCTAGTAAGTTCTGGGGTAGAGGTATCTGTGAGAAAGGATACAACCCTCAGAAAGCATTAGATGCAGAGATGAGAGCAAGAATCGATAACTTAGCCTTAACTACTACTCCTATGATGGCAGCAGATGCTACCCGTCTACCTAGAGGATTGAAGTTAGAGGTTAGACCTGGTAAGACTATCCTTACTAATGGTGACCCTAGACAGGCTATTATGCCTTTGACTCTAGGCTCCCCTAATCCTAATAATGATGCACAGGTCGCTCTACTACAGAATATGATTCAGATGGGCACTGGTTCTTCTGACTCTACTGCAGCTCCTGATAGAGCAACTAGCTCTGGTATGTCTATGATGCAATCAGCATCTATCAAAAGACAGAAGCGTACACTGATGAACTTCCAGAATACATTCTTAATCCCTATGATTAATAAGACTATGTGGAGAAAGATTCAATTTGATGTAGAGAGATATCCAGTATCAGACTATAAGTTTGTACCTTACTCTACTATGGGTATTATGGCTAAAGAATTAGAGATGCAACAGATGGTCTCTATGTTACAGTCAGTACCTAAAGACTCACCAGCCTTCAATATATTAATGTTGGCAGTATTCCAAAATTCAAGTATTCATAATAGAGACCAGTTAGTCAACGCTTTGATGGAAGGTATGAAGCCTAATCCACAGCAACAGCAGATGCAACAGATGCAACAGCAGATGACTATGGAACAAGCTAAGGCTGACATTATGAAGACACAAGCTGAAGCACAAGAAGAACAAGCTAAGGCAATGCTACACGCAGCTAAAGCACAGCAAGAACAGCCTAATGATTTAGATATACAAGAACGCTTAGTTAAGCTACAGAAAGAACTAGGAGCTATGGATAAAGTAGCTGCTGAGACTGAGAATAAGAGAGCAGATACTATGCGTAAGATTCCTGAGATTGAACATCTTCAGTCAGAGACAAGACTAAACTATGCTAACGCATCACGTACACAGAGTGTTCAGTGATATCACAAGAAGATAATAAATTTTACCACGATAGATTATATCTAACAGAGCAGGACGGATGGAGAGACTTAGTTGCAGAACTAAAGAATCTTGAAGACGTTACTGGGCATCTAGATAGAGTGGAGAACGAGAAAGACCTTTGGTTCGCTAAGGGTCAGTTGTCAATCCTAAGACAAGTAATTGGATTAGAGGATACAACTAAAGCAGCGATGGAAGAATTAGACCTTTAGTCTAACCCCGTCATTTAATATAGAACCCCCATAATCCAGAAATGGACGGAGACCTAAGATATGAGTAATATAGTAGTAGAGGACACTGTAAGTCCTACAGAAGCAGCAACAACAGAAGAGCCAACAACAGACGTAATGACGGAGACATCACCAGAGGTAAATGCGGAAGCAACACCCGAGGAATATCAAGTACCTGATAAGTTTGCTGGTAAAAGCACAGAAGACATAATCAATAGTTATCAGAACCTCGAAAAGGAAATGGGACGTAAGTCTCAGGAAGTTGGAGAGTTAAGAAAGCTATCAGATAGTTTCCTGCAAGCTGAAGTAGCACGACAGTCACACCCTCCACAAGATAATTCCTCAGATATATATGAGGAACAAGGTACGGATTTCTACGATGACCCAGGTAAAGCGGTAAATCAAGCGATAGAGAACCACCCTAAGTTCCAGCAGTTCCAACAGTTCCAACAGGAGCAGGCACAGTCTGCTGCTAAGGTTCAGTTAGAACACACCCACCCTGATTTTGGTGACGTAGTAAAAGATACTAAGTTCCAAGATTGGGTTAAAGGTAGTCCGATTCGTATGCAGATGTTTCAAGCAGCGGACTCTTATAACTATGATGCAGCTAATGAGCTACTCTCTAATTGGAAGGACCGTTCTATGGTCTCGAAGACACAGGAAGTAACACAGCAGCAAGCAGTAGATAGAGAGTCTAAACTGAAATCAGCCACTACAGAATCTAGGAGTGCTTCGGGTTCAGCAGGAGGAAAGTCGTTCAGAAGAGCTGACCTAATCCGAATGAAAATGGAAGACCCTTTAAAGTATGAGTCACTTCAAGATGTAATCTATGAGGCTTATTCTAGTGGAAGGGTCACTTAAATACTATGCTATTGTCCTCATTACATTTTGTAGTGGGGCGTAATCTAAAGGAGAATATAAAATGGCAAATATGACTAATGGTGCGTATCACGCATCGACAAACCCAGGCGCAGTTGGTGCATTCATTCCAGAAATCTGGTCTGATGAGGTAATTGCAACTTACAAAGGCAACCTAGTTGCTGCTAACCTAGTACGTAACATCAGCCACGCTGGTAAGAAAGGTGATTCAATTCACATTCCTACTCCTGGTCGTAGTACGGCTAACCAAAAAGTAATCAATACTGACGTAACTGCTAACACAGATAATGCTGGTACTGAGACTGTAACAATTGACCAACACTACGAATACTCAATGTATATTGAAGACTTCGCTGAGTTGCAAGCTCTTAACTCTATGCGTAAGTTCTACACGGACGATGCAGGTTATGCTCTAGCTTCTAATGTTGATTCTAAAATCATCACAGACTTAGATGGTGCTTCTGCACTAACTGGTGGTAACTCAGTATTAACTGGTGTTACTAACTGGGATACTTCAATCCTAGCAGCTATCGAAGTGTTGAATGATAGTAACGTACCTGTAGATGGTCGTTCACTAATCGTGACACCTTCTTGTATGACTGCACTAATGTCAACTGAACGCTTTACAGAGCAACAGTTCATTGGTGATGGTAATGCAATCAAGACTGGTAAGATTGGTTCTATCTATGGTGTACCTGTATTTATGTCTACGCAAGTGGGCACAGGTTCAACAGAGAAAGCTTTCTTGTTCCAAAAGGATGCACACGTATTGGCTACACAACAGTCTATCCGTACGCAGACTCAGTACAAACAAGAGAAACTAGCTGACTTATTTACTGCAGATACCATTTATGGTTCTAAAGTAGTTCGTCCTGGTTCAATCCAAGAATTAACTTCGTAGTAAGTTGATTTAACTCTAGCCCTTCAGTTAAATGAGGGGCTTTTGTTAAGTTTACTTTAAGGAGGTGATTCATAATGAAGTTATCTAAAAAGAAAAGATTAGCACTAGCGGTTAAAGCTATGAGAAGGAGAATGAACTAATGTCGATTGATAGAGGTCACGGAATTGCAACATCATCAGTACTAGCAGACAGCTATGACTTAGATGGAATTATCGCTAAGTATGAGCAGTTTGCAGATACTTACTTAGGACACAAGGCAGTAGAGCCAACTACAGATGATGATGGTGATGCCCTTATCGTAGGCGCTCTATACTTTAATACTATAGATAATGAGCTTAGAGTATATGATGGTACTGATTGGCAGGCTGTATATGCTGGTGCGCTTAAGGTAAATAACTTTACTGGTGATGGTGCTACTGTAGCTTATACATTAACTACTGCTCCTAATAATGAGAATAGTACACAGGTATATATCGATGGTGTATATCAACAGAAGGATACTTACACTACCGTAGGTGCTACACTTACATTCTCTGAA